GTGTTTCGGGTTAACCCCGAAAAACTCAGGATTGTCTGCAAGCCTGCGTTGATCTGTTGATGTTGCAGTAGGGTTTGAGCCAGCAGCAAACCGATAATTAGCATCAGCAATCAGGCAGACAAACCGGGTGTCTTTGTTGAGCGCATTACTTTGACCCGCCGTACCCGTAAACGTAATGTTCTGAGTGGCCAACGGAGGAAGTTGAGGAATCGGCGTAGTAAGCCCGCTGGCGTCGTTTCCAAGCGATGCGTATTCGATGATTTGAAGCGTTGCCATGTTAGTAACCTCTCAGAATGTTTCCGTGACGCTGTGAACCAGGAAAGTCGGTACGAAGCGATGCCTGCGCCTTGGTGCGTTGCGATTGCGACATGCAATCCTTGATAGCGTTTTGTGCTTTGACGGATACCCTGGAAAGAATGACATCGTCTTGAAGCCAGATTGCAGCCTCTTCCAAGGTGCAATACAGATAGGTGTCCGGGTAGTCCGTCAGCAGTGAATTGGTGGACTGATTCGCAATGTCAAACTGTGCGACGTACCGGAATGTGTAGGTGTATTCACGATCCGCAGGGTTTTCCACTTCGATATTGGTGTCCGTCACCGTGAAGTAGTTGCTGAGTCCACGGTAAACCGTCACCGGCAATCGAGTAGGGATCACCATTTCCATTGCTTTGCGAGGTTGATAAGTGGTCAACCACAAAGCCATAGGAACCGACAGGTCAACAGGCTTTGCCATCAAGCGACTGCCAATGGTTGCCGTCAGTGTGGTTTCTGTTTCTTGCTGAAGCAGGGCAAGTTTTCGATTCAGGCGAACTTCTGCCAGCTTGACGAAATCAGGAATGCGAGTTGCAAGGTCTGAGCGGTGCAGCCATTGCGCTACAGACGTGCAAAGATCGCTGTATGTATCGAGGGCCATTACTCAGCCTTTGCAGGACGCCCACGACGCTTGATAGGGGCCTCTACAGTCTCCACGGGTTCTGTCTTTTTCGCCATCCATTCTTCAGGCGTAGAGACTTTCCAGCCGTTCTTTTCGTGTTCTTCTACTTCGGCAGGACTGACATTCGTTGCCCCGTGTTCAGGATGTACTAGAAACGTCATTGCTTCCCCCAGGTTGCTGCAAAAGGAACTGGTGATAGTTCCCTTTGAATACTTCTTTGGTTGTGTGGTGATTCAAATTCAGGTCAGGGACAACCCAAACCTTTCCGCCACAATCGCGCCAGTTGCGTGTGAATGCGTAGTCCTCCCCATACCAGACGCCTTTGTGAGCGCCGTGGTTGAACAGGTCAACGCTTAATGAAAATTGATCGGGTCCGTAACAAAGTTCAGGGTATGCCCGCATGAACTGGTTGACGCACTCTTTGGTGATCTTCAGGAATCCAGCCGGTGCAGAATGGGCAAGCAATGCACCATCTTTGCGAACAATCGGCGTCCCATCGTCTGAGGCAATCAACTGCCCCATATATTCGACTTCTGGTTTCTTGAATCTGTAGAACCCGGCTACTACATCGCCTTCGGTTTCGATAAGCTTCAGAAGGTCGCCAGCATCCCAACTCAGGTCGTGGTCAATGAACACGATGACATCTGCTTTGGCATCCAATGCCTTGCGTAGCATCGTTGCCCGTGCGTGAGAGATATACGGGCATCCAACCTCTGACACCATCACATCATCCCATCCCGCCTTTTGTAAAAGCGGGACAGACGATGCAATGGAATCAAGCGTTACCTGATACGGGCGCGTTAGAGTCGGCAGACAAAACGCAACCCGTTTCATTTAGGCGGTAGCCCAGACGCCAAGGGCAATCAACGTCTTTTGGATTTCCTGCACCGCAGCCAACTGCGTAGCGCCAAAATCAGTAGAAGTTGCCAGCGCCGAAGTCGCATGGACCGCAGAACTGTAAGCACGTTGTGCCACAGGAACCGCGCCATAAACGGCGATTTTCTCGGTTGCAGACTTGCCCCAAATAGAGCCATCGGCAGAGCCGTAATCGAGTTGTTCGTAAGAAGGCATGATGTTTCCTTGTTAGGTTGTTTGAACAGGGGCCGAAGCCCCGGTTACTTAGGACGCAGCGGCCCCAATCATTCGGCATGCCCACTCCGGGCGCAGAGCCGCAAAGCCATAGAGAATGTCGATACGCATCAGCAATTCATCATTGCGAATGTCAGAGGCTTGCCACACGCGCATGGACAAACCATCTTGCACGCGACGCACACACTTGGCCGCATCGTCCATGATCGGCAGGTCAGCCGTCACGAACTGGAACGCTTCTTTGTGGTACATCAGCGATTGCGCGTAGCTGGTCGATGCCGCACCAACCCAGGTCATTACCTGCGAGTTGAAATCGGTCGTTGCCAGCTTGGCACCAGCGGCAGAACAGACGTTCTGGTTCGGTCCGGTCAGATAGATGGCGGGCGAAACCACCGAAGCGCCAGAGGTCGTGCCACCACTCACCAGGGTGAACTGTTGCAGGCTGGAATACGCTTGCTTTGTTTCCGGGTGACAGGCATAGACACCGGCAATGGTGAACACGCCACCCACCGCACAAGTCGCGGAAGTCGTTGCATCGAAGTTAAGCGACGTTCCGCCATCCGTCACGCCAGCAGACGAGTTCGTGCTAGTGGTAACGTCAGAGCCGTTTGTCAGGGTCCAAATGCGCTCGTTTTCGTAGTAGTCAGCCATCGAGGTACGCGCCACCAAACCTTCGCGGAAACGGTCGGAACCGTCCTTAGCGGGGTTGAAGTAAGCGGACATACCATTGACCAGACCACCCATCGTGACCGAGTCCATCTGGATAGCGCGGTTGTCATCCTTTGGGGCCAGATACTGGTTCAGCTTGGCGCGCGCAGCGCCAGGGGTCGCCAGCGTGGTGATCGCAGTACCAGCAGTTCCAGCAACGTTGTAGGTTGCTTTGGTGGACGCAGCCAGGAAGTCGGCTTCGATGCCAGACACCAGAATTGCGACAGCGGGCTCGATGTAACGCTTGCTCAGTTCGTCAATCGTCAGGGCCAGTTCTGCGCTGTTGAAACGCATGTCAACGTGATCCTGCGTTGCCACAGTGATCGTGCTGGTGGCTTCTGCCTGATCCTGCACATCCATGACCCGAGAGCCTTGGGTGCGGACGTACTTGTTCGGCTTGCGAACACGCAGCGAAGTACCGATTTTTGCGCCAGTTTTGGCAAAGGAATCGTCATATTGACGATCAACGGTGCCAATGAATTGGGTTTTCTCATGGGCGATACGGAGCGCTTCTCGCGTCACCATATCAATTGTTACGAGTGAATTACTCATGGTCTTTTCTCCGGCGTCTCTCGACGTTTAGGTGCGGTTTCTGATCTGAGCCCGACGCCAAGCTGCAAACTCTTTGTCGGTCATCTTTTCAGGCGTTTTGACCGTGCCCTTGGATGCGGTGATCCGGGTCACTGGTCGCTCTTGCGTAACAGGCTCAGGCTTTGCAGTCTTTGCCTTCATTAGCTGGTCGTACTGCCATGCTTTGTGCAGCAATTTCACTGTGCGCGGGTCATTGACTTGTGCCAATTCCGCTTCAGTAAAACCCTGTTCTTTTCCAAAACTTGCCAGTGCTTTAGCCGTCTCCGGCGTCCAGCCTTTAATTTCACGCTCAAGAACCGCACGCCCCTCGGCTAGTCGTTGCGCGGCGATGCGCTGCGACTCGAATTGCTGTGCTTGCTGCTTTTGCGTCACAGACGAAACAACGTGGTCCCGCCGTGCTTGAAGTTCCCGCATCTGGCGGTCTAACTTCATGGCTTGCACAGGATCCGCATCCATCAACTGATTCCAATTGATGTTTTGGTACTGTGCTAGCTCTTTGTCCAGCGACAACGCTTCTGCGTACTCAGCAACGTATTGCTGGGAGAGTTGTGCGTGCTGCTGAACCTGCAAGGCCTGCGCTTCTAGTGCCCTGCGCTGTTCTGCTACTGCCTGCGTCTTTTGGGTGTAATCCTGTTGACGTAGGAGCGCATCTTTCAGCTTTTTAGGAAGCTTGTATTTCTCGCCTTCGTAATCAACCTCTTCTGAATCATCCTCTTCGGCGGTTGTCTCAGTGTCCTGAGATTCGCTATCAGATTCAATCAGCGAGCTATCAAACGAGGTGTCCTTACTTGCTTCCTGCGCTTCGGCTGCTGGTGCTGCCGTAACTTCGGAGTCTGGGGTTTCCAGTTGTTCCATCTTGGTACTGTCTAAAGCCCTTCCCTATGGCACCAGGAAGGGTTTGCGGCGCAATCTCTGCGGACGC